GCGCGCGCCCCTTCCGGGTTCGCCTCGGCATACAGGTTCACCAGCCGCTCACCAGTGACAAGCGAAGATCGCGCCTCCGCCGAAGCAGAGGCCAAGGGAATGGCGGTCACTTAGAAATACGTCCCTTCGGCCTTGCTGCCGGTATACTTGAACGAGGCAACACGGATCAGAGCGGCCTTGCGCGCTTCCATCGTCTGCGCCTCGCCTAGCGGCTCATCGCGAACCGAAAATCCGAAAAGCCTGCCACAGCAGGCCGCCATGTATCGGACCAGCGGGAAATAAACACGGCCCGGAATGTCATCCTCATCCCAAGAGCAATAGCCTTCCTGCCGTAGCTGCTCATGGATTTGCCCGGAACGGGTCTTGAGGCGTTTGTTCGACGCATCGTCGAGTTCTTCGCCTTCACCGAGAAAGCCGATCTCCTGCGCAACGTCGCGGACAAAATCATTCGCCGTGTTTGCCATGATCTACCCGCTCTATGCTTTCGAGTCTGGCATCCAGTAGGTCTTCAATTTGCCCCTGCGAAAGAGGCTCATCTTCCGCCGTGCTTTCCAGATGATCCAGCAGTTGCAGTCCGCCAACGGCCTGATTGTAGGCGTCGCGATACTTTTCAACCTGTGCGTCAAGCGCCTTTCGCGCTTCATCAAGTTTTTTTCTGGAAAACTTCATCGGACAACCTGTATTCACAATCGCCTACGTGGCCGATGTGCCTGGACACGTCCTGATCCACGAAAATCCTGATCCCGTGCTTCCGTAACTTGATGCAGAAGTAGTAATCCTCGCCCACCGTCCGCTTCAGTTTCGGGACGTAGACCAGTTCAAAGTGCGGAGCCGGGACTTTCTTGACCGCGTCGAGGTCCAGCAGCATCACGCCGGTCCCGGTACGACCTACTTCCTGCAAGCCGGGTCCGGTCAAATATTCCTCATCCAGACCTATTGAATTGCCGGGGTTTGCAGGCCCCTTCATTGCCGCGTTGGTCGCAACAACCTCAACTTTATGCTTCGCAAGATGGTCGAGAAGATCGGGCGGAAACGTCATGTCGTCATCGACAAACAGCAAATGCGTGAAATCACGCCTGATTGCTTCGTCAAGGACCGACTGTCTTCCGTTGCAAAGGTTGGAGCAGTTCGACAACGAGATTAAGTCAAACTGCTCCAACTTCTTGCCGTTAATGCCATTGCTCGCGATGTTCCAGGTAAGGCCTGCAAGCGACAAACCGAATTGCGGCTTCCAGTCCCTGCCGGAACAGATAGCAATGGCTAGTCTCATTATGACCTGTTCGTGGCCGCGTTCGTGCACATGATGTAGTAATCAGTGCCCGCAGCGGTCTTGAAGCGGATCGAATGAGTCATGGTCTGCGTCGTGTGAGCGGCGAAGATCGAGCCGTTCGTCACGTTCGGAAGTTCAAGCAATCGAGCGCTCGCTGCCGTCACTTCAGCGTCGGTAAAGCGAAGTAGCGCCGTGCCAAGGGCAGTTCGCGCCGCCTTGCTGCCGACACCGAAGCGCGATGCGTCGATGCCGTCATAGTACATCGCAATGGTCGGGCTGTTTCGGCTCGGAAGAACCTGAGACATTGTCTAGCCCTCCCCTTACGAGTCGCCCGCCGAAGCAAAGAAGCCGGAAACCACGCCCCACTGCTTCAGTTTGCTGTTGTGCTTCTTGAACATCTTGGAAACGCCGTAGCACATCTTCACGCCAGCGCCCTTGATGAAGTCGTAGTCGGTTTCCTTACGGAAGGTCGGCATCGGCATCTTGGCCCAAGGAAGCGCAGCCGCGTTCTGGCCGCACAGGAAGACCGGAGAGACACGCGCATTGGTCGCGCCGCCGGTCTTGAGGTTGAAGGCGTCAGCCGTACCGGACTTCCAGACGTTATCGACGAAGTAGTCGATCTGCGGAACCTTACGCACGATGACACCATCGTACACAATGTCCCCGTCCTGAAAGAGCGGGTTGCCGTCCATCTTCTCGCGCGGCTGGGCGTTCTGCCAAGTCGAAGCGAGATCGGCCTTGAGATCGCGGAACGCAAACTCGCCCGCGAACGCAACGTACCACTCATAGCCGTCCTTGGTCTTGTAGGGACGGATATTCGGGTCAGCCGTGGAGGCAATGCGCTTCATCAGCGAGAGATTCGCTTTCAGGAAGCGGTCAGTGCCGCCAGCCGCCAGCTTCACGATGGAGTCGGACCAGTCGAAGTCCGATTCCGCGTTGGACTTCAATGCACCGAACAGAACGCGGTCGAAGTTATGCTCCAGCCACGTATCCATGTTGCCCTGCGTGGCATCCACGGCGAGGATGCCGTTGACACGCTGGCCGTTCGCGTCACCAAGACCTGCCGGAGCAGATTCCGAAGGCAGGGCCGCCAGCGCGTCGATGATCTCGTCACGCTGAAGTTCCTTGCCCCAATCGGAAAGCAACGGCTTCGCTTCGCCGAATACGTCCGCCGAGTCCTTCTGTTCTTCGGCGTCGTTGGTCGCGACTGCATGGCGTGCCCAGTCAACCCAAACACGCATACCGTAGTTGTCGATGGCTTCTTCAGCGCCAACCAGCGTACCGGAAGCGCCGGTAGCCGTGTTACGCAGTCGCGTAACGAGCGGAATATTGATCTGCTCGCCGCCTTTCTTGTTGTCGTACAACGTGCGGATGATCGCAGTTGCCGAGTCGCCCATGTAGGGCGAGAACATATTTTCCTTGACGAACTCGCGCACGATTTCCGTGCGGTACTGAACCAACTTATTGTTGGTCTGGATGCTAGAAAGTGCCATTTGGTCCGATCCTTATTCGGACCTCGCTGACTCAGCCGCGTAGCGCCGAGCGGAGTAAACCCGCGTCGGTCATGTCTGCTTCTTCGGACTTGTGTGATCCTGCGGCAGCCGTGGCCCGGTTCAGCGAGGGAATGTTGACGTTTGTCGCTGTGGGTTGGACCGGCTTGGCCGTTGCCTTTGCTTTCTCGATTGCCTTTGCAAGAAAGGCTGGATCGTTAAGCAGCTTTTCGCCTTCCTCTTTCAGAAGATCGTCAATGGATTTCCCGGCAAGACGCTTGTTAGCTTCCTGCTGCTGAAACCACTTGACCATCTCGAAAGCGGGATTGCGTGAATTGCCGATGACTGCGGCTATCGGATCGTTCGGGTTCATATTCAGAACCCGCGTTAATTCCGCGTCCGCCTTCTCGACTAACTCATCTCCGAACTTGACGCGCGCCACCATCTCGCTAGTGGCAAACAACGTCTCTCGATTGGATTGCTGAAAGGTCTGCGCTTGATGACGCTGCCATCCGTCCGGGTCGGAATACATATCCGGCGGAGGATTGGCCTTCTCCTGAAACTGACGCTCCATGGCAGCAAGCCGCTGACGGAACTGGACAGCCTCAAGCCTTGCAGTTTCCGCGTCTCGCGCGGCCTGCTCGGCCTTAGCCTGCCATTCCCGCTTGGCATCGGATTCTTCCTTCAATCGCCACGAAGGAATGGAATCGCCCCGCTCTTGCCGTTGCTCCTGCTGTTGTGGAGCGGATTGCGGCTGTAGCGGCTGCGGTTCTTCCGTTGCCTGTGCTTCCTGCTCCGGCTTTTCAGCCGAAACAAAGCGTCCTTTCTCGTCTCGTTTGCGCTCGCCATCGTCTTCGGACGGCTTATCGACCTCGACTTCAACCTCTACTGAGGCATCGGCTTGCGGTTCGATAGATTCGTCTTTCAGGACGGCGCTCAACAATTCCTGTTCGGATTCTGGCAATGCCATTCCGTTCCTCACTGTTTCGTCGTGATTACGAAGATCATCCGGTGCGCCCGGACGCGGCGGGATCGAACTGTCAGAGCCGTTCGGCGCTCAACCCGTTTCGTGGGTCAGCGATTCAGTAAGCCTGCTCAGGCACACTCGCTGCCTGCTGCATGGCATTCAGTGGAGCAAGGTGCGCATCGACCTGCGTCTTGCCAGCATCGGCAAGGTTCTTCGCGGTCTTGCTGCGCGTTTCCTCGACCTTGGCAGCCTCACCCTCAAGGGCAATCTGTTGTGCCGCCTGCTGTTCCTGCGAAGGCTGCGCGGCCTGCATCATCATATCCTTGACGCGCTTTTTCACGTCAGATGGCAGCTGCGACAACTCAATCATCACCATCGGCGGGACTTGCGCGCCAGACTGAGCGAGCGAAAGCATCGTCTCGAAGGAGTCCTGCATCATGTTCATCGTGTCCGGCCCCTCGTCGAGGATAATATCCACGTCGAGAGAGCCGAGAGCGTTCACAATCTGCGGGCCGAGGTCAGGATTAGTGCCGTCCAGCCCATTGACCTTGATGAACTGCGCGAGGCCATCGTTATCGGTTACGCGAATCCAGCGCTCGGAAGTCCAAGTCTGCTGGATGACGTTCCAGATCGTGCGGTAAACCCGGATTTTCCAAGCACGCAACGCAATTACGAACGGGCCTAATTCGGAAATGCCAGCCTGCTGCAAGAGAGCGATTGCACGGCCCGATTTGTTCTCCACGCCCTGTCCCAGCAATGCCGGGTTAGGTCCGAAGTTTTCGATTTCAGTAGCCGCGTTCGCCGCGAACTCCATCTGGCCTTTCATGTCGGCCATCGCACGCACATCGTCGAACTCTGGCTTCTCAATATCCCACAGGATCATGCCATCGGGACGGGAGGCTTCCTGTCGCGTCTTCTCCGGGTTTGCCAGCGAGCCATTGCGCGCCATGATGCGGCGAGAATTAAGCAGATGCAGCGATTTCGAGCGGCGATGGTTGAACTCGTCCTGCGCGGATTTCAGATTGCGGACAAAGCCGTACCTGTCGCCATCATGGTCCACATTTGCCGAGAACATGATGAACTTGGAGATTGACTTGCCTCGCTCGTTCACGAACGGGCTAACGCCTTCCTCCAATTTAATCTTCGCCGTGTAGAAGCAGTAGCACCACTTTCCCTTCTGCTTGTACCAGTGCTCGACAAGCAACAGGCGCTTCTTGTCAGTGTCGATCCACTTCTTCTCGCGATCCTGCTGCTGGTTTCCTTCCAGCCCGCTTCCGTCGCTAATCAGCGCGCTCAATTCTTCCGACTTATCGGGGAACATCTCCTGCGCTGCATCAAGGTCCATCCACTTGGCGATGCCTTCAAAGCGTGCGTCGGAGAAATCCTGCCTGAACGAACGTGGATCGTAGAAGTAGGTATCGCCGTCAACCAGTTCCAGCGATGGCTCAGGATCGCCCTTGTCGCCACGCTCCAAGATCAATTCCACACCGCCAAGACCGATCATTGCGGCCTGCCGCGCAGCCTCGGAGGCCTTCGATGACCAGTCGCAGGCATCAAGCGCGTACCGGATCGTGGCCGAGGCTATTTCCGCCCCTTCCTCATGTTGCGGCGTGCGGGGATATGCCTTCGGGTCTTGCTTCAGGCGCTCGACCAGCCCGACAACGCCATCAATCTTCCGCGCGACACGATTGTAGGTAACGACCGGCTGTTTACGCCGTTTCAGTTCCTTGACCTGCTTATCGGTCCACTGATCGCAATGGTAGTAGTGACGGGATTCGCGCTGTTCGTTGATTTCATCCCGCTTGACGGTCACATAATCGAGATACTGCTTCCGCAACAATTCAACGCTGAGATAGTCGTCCTCCGGCTTGCTCTGAACAGGTGCTTTTTGCTCAGAGGGACTTCCACTCGTCATCATCATCGTCAGGATCAATCTCTATGTAATCGTCCATCGGGTTGACGGTTTTCTTGACCGGGTGCTCGCCGCCGGTAATCGTTTCCAGCAACTGACCTATCAAGCCGATGGCATCGACCTGATCGTCATGCTTGCCGGCATGCTTGCCGGCAGGAAAGCTGAGTAGCTCGGACCTGAAATCCGCAAACCACGGGGCGTTGACCGGAACGTAGAGTCCTTCCAGCGCCATGCGTCCACGAATGGACTGCGCTCGGATTGATTTGTCGCCTCGCGTCGGAAACTGCGTTCTCTTGACGTAAGCCTCGCGCTCGCGCTGCCTGCGATCAATGAACGGGCCTAGCGAGGCTTTGATCTGGCCTGTTTCTTCCGCCCATTCGAGCGGCTTCCATTTACGGACGGCATCACAGAACGACTCGATCCAAACGTCCGAGGCTGTTTGCTTTCGCCATAAATCGAGCAGATACATGCGGCCGTCAGGATCAACGCCGACGACTGCATGGACTGTGTAATCGCCGCCATCTGCGGTAACGGCATAGTCGCTACCACCGTAAACCCGCATCGTAGAGCGATCAGGAAGCCTGTCGTAAGGCTTCAGCCAATCTGCCTTGAAGTAATCGCCTTCTTCGGGGGCTGGCCGCTGCTGATAGAGCGCGGACCATGTTCTCGCCGGTGTCGTACGTTTCAGTTCGGCAAGCTGCTGACCGTAGCCATACTCGCCATCGGTCCAGAGAAACTCG